GAGACAAGTATCCGTAGGTAACAACCTAACAGCCGCGACAAAGACCACTGTTTACACTGTTCCTACGGGTTATTATGCTCTGTGGAACTTGTGTTATATAGTGAACCACACGGGCAACAATAAAACTATAGATGTGTACTGGTACGATAAGAGCACCACTACCGAGATTAAAGTATTAGATGGATATTTGTTAAGCCCTACAAATTTCTTGAAGTTTGATGGTGGCGCATACATCGTATTAGAAGAAGGCGATGAAATTAGAGTAGAAGCCGAAGCAGCTTCTAGCATGAGCACGATCAACACCTTTGAAGTCATAAGGAAAGCATAATGGCAATCACGATTACTGCCCTTGGCGATTCTACTACCTGGGGCTACAATTCAGGTAATCAGATTGAGAAGAACATGGTTACTACTGCTCAGGAAGAACTGAGTAAAGCCTTAAATTCTTCTGTTGATATTATTAACCGAGGCCAAAATTCTACGACTCTAGGCGATGCAATTGCTAACGGCAATTTATACTCTGCGGCTTCCGATCCTAGCAATGTAGTTATTCTAAACTACGGGATGAACGAAGCGTATCGTCGTGAAGACCCCGCACAGTTCCGTCAAAACCTTTTGGATGCTGCCGGTTATCTTCAAAGTCTTGGTAAAAAAGTTGTTTTACAGACTCCTAATTTTACATCTAATCCAGACATTCCTAATGTTGGTGTTTATGCCGATATTGTTAGAGAAGTTGGTGGTCAGTACGGTCTTGCAGTTGATGACAAGTATTCTGCCACACAAAACGCAGAGTTTAGTAAAGACGATTTAACACATCCTACTGCTCAGGTTTATCAGCAATTAGGACGATCTCTTGCATCGACTCTTCAACCGATTGTTTCTAGTCAGGCACAGGTTGCTACGCAACAGCCTTTAGCTGCCCAAGCTGCTGAAGGATTAACTCCTACAGCACAACAATTCTCAGGCTTATTCAGTTCTGGTAATGTGCTTGAGAATCAGGCACAACAGGTTTTAGCCGCTAGTGGTAAAGCTAACGATCCACGGTTTGCTGACGCAATTGTCGGTAGTTTTGTTCAAGACGGTGTTACTTACAACGTCCAAGGCGACGGATCAATCCAAGGTATTATTGAAACGCCTACTGGCGCGTATTTAGCTGGTGGATTTACGCCTACTGGCCAACAAGCCACGGAGCAGTTAAGCACACGCTTTGAAGAGACTGATCTAGACCGTGCGTTAGGTATTTTAGCAAACGCTGCTATTGCTGCCGGTACTGGTTTTGCTCTTGGCCCGGCTGGTGTAGGTGCTTTAGGTGTTCCTGGCGCGGCTGCTGCTGGTGCAGGTCTTACAAACTTTGTTAACACAGCCGATCTTGAGTCTGCGCTAAAAGCCGCTGCTTTAGGCGGTGCAACTGCTTTTGGTTTAGGAGAACTCCTTCCTATCGGAGCAGCAGCAAACACTGACGCTGCCTTTATCGCCGCAGATGCCGCACAGCTAGCTGCTCAAGGACTTGGAGAAGCACAGATCACTGCGGTATTACAGGCTGCGGGTGTGGCCCCCAGCATTGCAGGCAACGTAGCAGCCGCTGCCGCAGAAGGCCTTAACCCACAACAAATTATTAATGAAGTTGGCAATCTTCGGTTTACTTCACCAACGATTGCTTCAGAAGGAGCACTTTCGTCTTTAGACCCAAATCGGGTTATTGTCTCAGGACAAACTGTTACAGGACAGCCTTTTGATTTAGCTACACTCGGAGCAGGTCTTTTTACTGCTCCTGTTGCTCCCACTGTTCCTGTCGCGCCTGCGGTTGGTAATGTACAGACCACAACGGTGGAAGGTACTAGAATCCAACCAGACACATCTGGGCAAACTGTTGCAAGTGTTGTTCCTGCTTTAGTGTCTGCTGCTGTTGCACCAACGGCTACAGCACCTACTCAAAGAACTACGGTAGAAGGAACAAAGGTAACTCAGCCGTCTTCTTCTTCTATGGCAGGAGTAGGCGGAGCAATTATTCCATCTCTTACTGCCGCTGTTCCTTCAGCAGCAGAGCAGGTGCAAGTAACAGGGACAAGAGAAACACCAACGAATATTACAATTCCTGCACTGTCTGCTGCACTGCCTGCAATTCCTGCTGCTGTTAAAGCAACACTACCTGAGCCAGTAAAGCCTCCAGCAAAGAAAGAAGATAGTTTATTTCAACCCTCTGATATTCTTAAACTGTTGACATTACTTGGTGGAACTGCCGCAGTTAGCGGAGCAGGCACAGGAACAGCCCCAGTTGGAAGTGTTTCTCCTTCAGATAGAATGATTGGTTCTACTACTCCGCAGTTTGGCCCAGACTATTATGCTGCGGTGCAACGATACTACAATGCCTATATGCCTGAAACGCCACGCAACGTAGCAGGCCCGTTACAACAATGGTACGAAAATAAATACGGAGCTTAAATGGCAACGATCATCACCAAGAACAGTAGCACAGCCTCTTCCGTACCCGCCGCAGGTTCATTGCAGCAGGGCGAGTTGGCTGTCAACGTAACTGACAAGAAACTCTACACCAAGGACAGTAGCTCCGCTGTTGTCAAGCTGGTGGGTTCCTTGGGTAACCAAGAAGCCAATGCTGCTGCTATTACTGGCGGTACTGTCGCTGGTGTGGCTCAGACGGGCGGCACTATCAACAACGCCGTTATTGGTGGAACCACGCCTGCGGCGGGTACATTTACCAACTTAACGGCTACTGTCGGTCTTTCTGCCACCTTGACCGGTAACGTCACTGGTAATGTTACTGGTAACGTCACCGGCAATGTAACCGGTAATGTCACCGGCAACTTGACCGGTAATGTCACGGCTTCTAGCGGTTCTTCCTCGTTCAACAACGTCACCATCAACGGTACGTTGGACATGAACGCAGGTACGGCTGGTACGATCACTGGCCTTCCTACGCCTACCAACTCCAGTGATGCTGCTCCTAAGAGCTATGTTGACACGGCTATTGCCAATGTGATTGACTCTGCTCCGGCTGCTCTGGATACTCTCAATGAGTTAGCTGCTGCTCTGGGCGATGATGCTAACTTTGCTACCACGGTAACAAACTCCATCGCTACCAAGGTTAGCAAGGCCGGTGATAGCATGACTGGTGCCCTGGCTATGGGTACTAACAAGATCACTGGTCTTGGTACGCCTACGGCTGGTACCGATGCTTCTACCAAAGACTATGTTGACACGCAGCGTGACACTCGTTTAGCCTTGGCTGGCGGCACGATGACGGGCAACATCGTCATGGGTGCCAACAAGGTTACCAGCACTGCTACGCCTACGGCTGACGATGACCTTACCCGCAAGGGCTATGTTGATAGCATCCTGGGTTCTGCTACGTCTGCGGCTACTTCTGCGGCTGCTGCGGCTACCTCGGCCACCAACGCTGCCAACAGCGCAACCAGTGCTGCTTCATCGGCCACGGCTGCTGCTGCAAGCTATGACAGCTTTGATGACCGTTATTTAGGTTCCAAGACCTCTGATCCTACGCTGGACAACGACGGCTCTGCTCTGCTGACCGGTGCATTGTACTTCAATAGCACCGCAGGTGAGATGCGTGTGTATAACGGCACGGCATGGGTGGCTGCTTATCTGCCATCGGCGAGTTATGTTGACGTATCCACCAACCAAACAATTGGTGGCGTTAAGACGTTCAGCAATGGTTTGGTCGTTCAAGGACTCACCGTAGGCCGTGGCGCGGGTGCTGTGTCCACCAACACTGCGGTGGGTGCGAGTGCTTTGGCGGCGAATACGACAGGAGCAACAGCAACGGCTCTTGGGTTTGAGGCGGCAAGAGTAAATACAACTGGTGATGGGACTTTTGTCGGGTATAGGTCTGGCTACGCAAACACCACAGGGTTTAACTCGGCTGCACTTGGTGCCCAATCTTTATTTAGCAACACTACCGGGCAAAACAATACAGCGGTTGGTGTTCAGGCTTTATTGTCAAACACCACCGCCAACAACAACACTGCTGTTGGTTATCAGGCAGGGTATAGCACCACCACCTCTGGAAATAACACCGCTATTGGGAATCAGGCTGCGTACAACAATACAACGGGTTTCAATAATACAGCAACTGGCTCCGCTGCGATGTTTTCAACAACCACAGGTCACAGCAATGTGGCCTATGGTAGCGGGGCGCTATACACCAACACAACCGGCGTTAGTAATGTAGCGATTGGTCGTGATGCACTGTATTTCAGTACAACTGCGTCCAACAATACTGCCGTTGGCCGCGATGCATTGGTATATAACACAACAGGTGGACTTAATACTGCATTGGGGTCAGGCGCACTCTTCTCCAACACCACCGGCACTCAAAACGTCGCACTTGGTTCTTTGTCCCTTTGGGCAAACACCACCGGGAATTACAACGTTTCTGTTGGTTATCAGGCTCTGTACGCGAATACCACCGCCTCTTTCAACACTGCTCTTGGTTGGTATGCGGGACTCACGAATACAACCGGTGCGGGCAACTTGTTCACCGGTACATATGCCGGTGTTTTCAATACGACCGGATCGCGCAATACGTTCGTAGGGGGCATGGACCCCTCCGGTTATGGTGCGGGCCACTCAAACACGACTGGAGGTCTTAATACAGCAATTGGTACTGGTGCGCTTTCTCGTAACACCACAGCAGACACCAACACTGCTGTTGGTTATCAGGCTGCATATCTAAATAGCACTGGCACCGATAACACGGCAACTGGCGTGTATGCTCTGTATAGCAATACTACTGGCATTTACAATACTGCCATTGGTCGTTCGGCGCTTCAGTCCAGTACAACATCATCAAATCACACCGCTGTAGGCTATCGGGCAGGATTTAGCAATACTACAGGTGGGCAGAACACTGCAATTGGAGCGTATGCGCTCCAGTCAAATACCACGGCCAATGGCAACAGCGCGGTTGGTTATACGGCTCTGTATTCAAATACCACAGGGGCTTTTAATGTCGCTATTGGATTTGAGGCTCTTTACGCCAACACCACCGCCTCCGAAAACGTCGCTGTTGGTTGGCAGGCGATGTATACCAACACCACGGGCACGCGTAATACGGTTGTTGGTAACAATTCAGGTAATAACTTTACTTCAGCAACCGACAATGCTTGTTTTGGTCGTTATGCCGGATTTAATATAACCACAGGGATTCAAAACACTTGTATTGGAACTCAAGCGGGATACCTGAGTTTAACCACTGGTACCAACAATATATTAGTAGGGTATTTCAACGGCGTAGCCGCAGGCGCTGATATCAACTCCATAGTCATTGGCGCAGGCATCACTGGCAAGGGCAGCAACACAGGTTTTATCAGTCCGGGCGGCGGCGGCGTTTACCAAGGCAACAACTCATCTTCGTGGTCTACGACTTCTGACCGGCGTCTGAAAAAGAACATCGTTGACAACAACGAAGGTCTTGAAAAGATCGCCGCCATCCGGGTTCGGAACTTTGAGTACCGTCTGCCCGAGGAGGTTGATCCTGAACTCAAACCGACTGACGCCATCAAGCGCGAAGGCGTGCAACTGGGCGTGATTGCTCAGGAACTTCAAGAAGTCTGCCCCGACTGCGTGAAGCAAGAATCCACGGGCGTGCTGTCGGTGGATTCGGACAATGTGTTCTGGCACATGATCAACGCGATCAAGCAACTGAAATCCGAACTCGACTCGGTGAAAGCCGAACTTGCAACCCTGAAAGGAAACTGAAATGTCTGAAATCATCGACACCCTGACCCCTGAGCAAATCGCTCAACACTTCTCTGCTGCGATGGACAGCGTGAACCTGCTGAACGCCGGTAAGCCCGAGAGCATGGACGATGCCGAGTGGGCCGACTGCGTGCGTCGGAACAAGGAACACCTCCAGATCATGCTGGCCAAGGACTTTTGGACGACTGAGAACCTAGAGCCTTTGCGACAAGCTGCTGCCTAAAACTTAAGGAGATGTTGTGATTGATCCAGTGACAGCCTTCGGAGTAGCTGTTACGGCATTCAATACCGTACAGAAGCTGGTGAAGGCTGGCAAAGAAATAGAAAGTGTAGCGGGACAGCTTGGTAAATGGTACTCGGCTGTCCAATCTTTTAACGAAAGTGCTGCCAAAAAAGAACAAGACCTCAAGAAAGGCAAGTTTCTTGGTAAAGGATCAATTGAGCAGGAAGCATTAGACATCGTAATGCACCGTGAGCGACTGAAGAAGATGGAGTATGAACTCTATATTCTTATCGCCGGTGTGTATGGACAGGAAGCCTATCAGTCAATGATGGCTGAACGCACTAAGATCAAAAGACAACGGGAGCAAGCAGCAAAGATTGCAAAACGTCGGAAACAAGAGATGATTGCCAACGGTTTGTATTTGTTTGCTATTGCTTTCCTTCTTGTGCTCTGTTACCACATGTACGAATACTTAGTGAGGAACATATGATGAAGAAGCCTAGTAAAGTTGAGAAAGTTATGCGTGAGTACAAGGAAGGTACTCTGCATAGTGGCAAGAAAGGCCCAGTTGTCAAGAGTCGTAAGCAGGCTGTAGCGATTGCCTTGTCAGAGGCTGGAATGTCCAAGAAAAAGGCTAAGAAGTAACATGGATGCAGGCTTCAACGAGGATTTGAAACGTATCGAAAGCAAAGTAGACAAACTAACCGATGCTGTGACTCGTCTGATCCTCGTTGAAGAGCGTCAGACTGCTCAAGGTGTTCGGATTGACGACCTTGAGGAAAAGACAGAAGAACTTGATAAGAGCATTACCAGAGTAGATCGTAAAGTTGAACGGTGGGTAAACATGGGCATGGGTGCTTGGGCTGTCGTAGCTACATTGTTTATGATCTTCCAGTTTGTTGTAAAAGCACAACACTAGTGCAGACACCTATTGACAAGTCTAAGAGAATCGTCTATAATGATTACTTATAAAGACACCAAGGAAAACTAATGGCAACAACTTATTTACAACTTGTTAACAATGTCCTTATAAGACTTAGGGAAACAGAAGTTTCATCTGTTGGTGATACTCCTTACAGTTCTTTGATTGGTGTCTTAATCAATGACGCAAAGCGTGAAATTGAAGACGCCTACTCATGGAATGCTTTAAGTCAAACGATTGTCGTACCTACTGTCTCTGGACAACAGGCATACACATTGACAGGTTCTGGTCAACGGTTTAAGGTTGACATGGTTATGAACGAGACTGAAGATGTCCCGATGTATCAGGTGTCCCCTGACTGGTTGGATACACAGTATTATCTCGCTGATGTCCAGAATGCTGCTCCGATCTACTATGCCTTTGACGGTGTAAGCAACGACGACAATGTTGTCCGTGTCTGGCCACAGCCTGATGCGGTCTATTCCCTCCGGTTTAATCTGAACATTCCTCAGACTGACCTGACTGCCAACGGTGACTTGGTTAAAGTCCCTCCTCACTTGGTGCAGATGTTAGCATACGCTAACGCTGTTGCTGAACGAGGTGAAGATGGTGGACAGTCTTTCAGTGAATTATATCAGAAGTATCGTCTTGCACTGTCAGACGCTATTGCTCTTGAAGCTAACCGGTACGATGAACAAGTAACCTGGACGAGTGTATAATGGTAGCAAAGCTGTTAACCACTTCTATCGCTGCTCCGGGTTTCTACGGCCTTAACACGCAGGACTCGGTGGTTTCACTTGAATCAGGCTTTGCTACTGTTGCTACGAATTGTGTGATTGACAAGTTTGGTCGTATCGGTGCTCGTAAAGGCTGGAGTCCTACGCATACGACCAACGCTGACTTAGGCTCAAATGCTGTCAAGGCTATCGGTGAGTTGATTGCTGCTGACGGTACTTCGTACACGATTGCTGCCGGTAACAACAAGCTGTTCAGGCTTAACGGTGGTACACTGACGATGCTGACCTATGGTGGTGGTGGAACTGCTCCGACGATCACTGACAGCAACTGGCAGATGGCTGCACTGAACGGCATCCTGTACATGTACCAGTCTGGACACGATCCTTTGATCTTTGATCCTACTGTGTCTAACTCAACTTACCGTAGGGTATCGGAGAAGACCGGATATGTTGGAACTGTCAGTAATAATAATTGCGTTATCAGTGCTTATGGTCGTACATGGTCAGCCAATAACACCAGTAACAAAACAACTATTCAGTTTTCTGATCTACTCAGTGGTTTTGTCCTGTCTACTGGAACTGCTGGAACCTTAGACATTGCAGAAATATGGCCTGCTGGTGCTGATGAAATCATTGCTCTAGCAGCCCACAACGGCTTCCTGATCGTCTTTGGTCGTAGACAGATTCTGATCTACGCTAACGCTCAAGACCCTGCCGGACTGACGCTGCAAGATACGATCACAGGTGTTGGTTGTTTTGCACGAGACTCTGTGGTAGCCACCGGCTCAGATGTGTACTTCCTGTCTGATAGCGGTGTTAAGTCGCTGTCACGGGTGATCCAAGAGAAGTCTTCGCCGATGCGCGACATCAGCGCAAATGTGCGTGATGATGTTGTCGCTGCGATGGCTCTTGAGACTGCCGCAGGCATCAAGGCAACACACTCAGATAAGGAAGGTTTCTACCTGATTACTTTCCCTGTCACTGGAGTAACCTACTGCTTTGACCTTCGGATGCTACTGCCTAACGGTGCAAGCAGGGCTACGACGTGGGATGGAAATGTACCAACAGCCTTCTGCTACAAACAGAACAAAGACCTTCTGTTAGGTAAGCCCGGATATGTTGGTAAGTACGATACTTATCGTGATAATGTTGATACTTATGTAATGAGATACTACACCAACTACTTCGACTTCGGTGTGCCCACGGCACTGAAGATTATGAAGAAGGTTGGAATTACGACTATCGGTGGACAGGGTTATCCTGTGGTGCTGAAGTTCGGTTATGACTATAGCGACATTCTGAACAGCCGTCAGTTCAATCTGTCAAACGCCGCTGTTGCAGAATACAACATTGCCGAGTACAATATCGGTGAATACGGTGGATCAGCTTTCGACAACAAGGTAATCAACATTGGTGGTGCTGGTAAGGTTATTCAGCTAGGTTTTGAAACCACTGTGAATACTCGACCAGTGTCTATCCAAAAGATTGATGTCTTTACCAAAGTAGGAAAAACGAGGTAACTAAGTGTCTAATTATACCAAAACTACTAACTTTGCTATTAAAGACGGTCTTGTGTCGGGCAATCCTTCCAAGATCATCAAGGGCACGGAAATCGACACAGAGTACAATAACATTGCCTCTGCCGTTTCCTCTAAGCCTGACGCTAACAATGGAACGCATACGGGAACCACAACGATGGCTAATCTAACATTGTCTGGTACATTCAATGGTACCGTTGATGGAGGTACCTACTAATGGCTACTGATTTCTCTTTGCTTGGTGGCACTCAGTTAAGTAGTGTTCCTGCTGCTCTTCAGAAAGGCTTTACTGAGGCTGGAGGTGCTCCTGCTGCCGGTCTTAATCTTTCCGGACTACTGACCGGATTGCTAGGAACCGCCGGTAATGTGTACAATCTAAATCAGCTTTCTTCTGCACAGCAGCAAGCTGGTCAGATGGCGCAGCAGCAGGCACAGTTCCGTCCTGTAGGTGTTACCACCCGCTTTGGTCGTAGCGGCTTTCAGTATGGCCCTGATGGTCGTCTGACGGGTGCTGGCTACCAAGTGGCTCCTGATGTAGCCGCTATGCGTGAGGCTCTGCTGGGTATCTCCGGCGGAGCACTGCAACAGGCACAGCAGCAGCAAGCCATGCAGAACCAAGTCAACCAAGCTGCTCAAGGCTTGTTTGGCTTAGGACAGCAATATGTTGCTGAGTCTCCGCAGGCTGCTGCACAGCGGTTCATGGCTCAACAGCAAGAACTGCTGGCTCCTCAGGATGAGCGTGCTCTGGCACAGTTGCAGACGCAACAGTTCCGTCGCGGCACTGGCGGCCTTGCGATGGGCGCTACTGGCGCTACTCCGATGGGTGCTCCTGGTCTGCGTGCCGCTAACCCGGCTATGGAAGCCTTCTACAATGCACAGCAACAGCGTAATGCTCAGTTGGCTGCTCAAGCGCAACAGGCAGGACAGCAACAGGTCACCTTCGGTCAAGGATTGCTTGGCGGTGCTCTGAATCTCCAGCAGGGTGGCTATGAAGCACAGCAACGAGCACTGGCTCCGTTTAGCTCTGGTTTTGGCCTATCTACTGGTGTTGAACAAGCTGGCATGCAGCCTCTGACGACAGGCGCTCAGTTAGGTGCCGGTAATGCTGCCGCTGCGGAAGCTCTGTTGAGGAGCTACTCTAACGCTGCGTTGACCGACCTACAGCGTGGAACTGCCGTGGTTGGTGGTGTCCAAAATGCTAATATCGTTGGAGCTTTGGCCGATCCTGTTTCTAAGTTAATCGGTAAACTCTTTGGAGGCTAATAATGGCTGATGGAATGATGAGTAATCCTTTTCTTGGTTTACTGAACCAAGGTCTTAGCCCCGAGCAAGCACAGGCTGAAGTTGATCGTCAGCGTGCTCTCCAGTTCGCCAGTCTTAATCCTCAGGCCCAGGCGGCTGCTGGTATCTACCAAGGCATCACCGGCATTGGTCGTGCCTTGGGTGTTCGTGATCCGATGCTTGAGCAGGCTTCGCAGTTGCGTCAGTTGGCAGGCCAGTTTGATACGAACACTGCTGAAGGGCTGAGGCAGTTTGCTAATGCTGCTCGTTCTATTAATTCTCAAGTTGCACGAGATGCTGCGATGCAAGCAGAAAAAATGCAAGAGCAGACTGCTAAGACACGCAAAACAACCGCTGAAGCTGCAAGGTTTGAGACTGAAACGGCTCGTAAAGAAAAAGTACGAGAAGAGTTAGCAAAACTTCCAGAAAACGCTACCGAAGAAGACATGCTCAATGTTATTCGCCGTTATGGTGGAAACATTGACGACATGATGAAGGCAATTGAAGCAAAGCAACGTCAAACTGCTCAGTTGACGGCTCGTCGTGAAGAGGCAGTTCGTCGTTCTGAGGATCGTGAACGGGAGCTTAAAGCTACTCTTGAAAATAGACTTGAGGTCGCTCGTTTGCAGGGAGCGAATGCTGCGACTTTAGCTCAAATCCGATTAGATGGTCAGGCTCAACTTGAAGCTATTCGTCAAGAAAATCGTATTAACTTGTTTAAAGCAAAAGAAGAAGCCAAGGGAGCCAAGCCTCTTACAGCCGGTCTTCAAAAGGATGAAGACAGCGATCTTTCCCGTATTTCGAGCAACGCTGATTTAATTTCTTCTGTTAATCGTCCGATTGATGCGCTGGAGTCAGGTACTTTAAAACTCGGCCCTGTCAAGAATTTGCAGAATACGCTTATGAACTGGGCAGGAAGCTCGAATGAAGCCAGTCAGGCGTATGCAGACATGCAGCGTGCTATTCAGTCGGCAACCAACATTAAGGTGTCTGCTGAGAAGGGTGTTCAAACGGATAAAGACGTTCTTCGATTTGCAAACGAACTTGTTGCAGCCGCAGGAAAGAATGATACAAAGGTTCTGTTGGATGCTTTAAAGAACTTCAAAACTGCTGCTGAAAAAGAAGTTGAAAGCAAGAAAAAATCTATTCAAAATCGACGCAAGAGCCAACAAGTTAAACTGTATGATTTTGAAGACGAATTTAGTCCTACTAAAACAATGGAAGATAAATTTGTTGTTGGTCGCATCTACGAAGACGGCAAAGGAAACCGTGCTAAATACCTTGGCAACGGGAAGTGGGAGAATCAATAATGGCATTTGATCCATCAACCGCACAGGAAGTACAAGGATTTGATCCGACTACCGCTAAAGAAGCGACGGCTGCTCCCCAAGCCACTGCTCAAAATCGGTGGGATCGTCCCTTTTCTGAGATTCTTAAGGAAGAAGCACTAAAGAGTATGCCTGCTCGTTTACTTCGAGGGGCCGTGGTTGATCCTGCACTTGGGCTAGGGCAGTTAATTACTGGAGGGCAGTCTGAGACAATCAACCGTGCTATCGATGTCGTAGGACAGGCTACTAAGCCGGATGGAATGGATGTTGCTGGTTTTACAGGGGCCGTTCTTTCTCCTCTGAATAAATTAGTTCTTGCAAGGGGAGGATCTCCTCTTGTAAGTTCTTCTTTAATCGGTGCACAACAAGCAGTTGCCCAGGGTGTTGAAGGCGCAACGGAAATGTCTGGTGAAGAGTTTTTCTTAACCAAGTCATTGCAGGCCGCTGTTGGTAGTATTCTTGGCCCGACTTTTGAAGTTGGAATTAAAGGAGTTCAAAAACTAAACCAAGCCGCCCGGGGACTTACTGGCAAGGGGCGAGAGCGTGCAGTACAAGAATATCTAAACAACCTTGCTGGCCAGGAACGAGATGCTGTCATCAAAGCTCTTCAGGACTCCAAAGAACTTGTTACGGGTTCCCGTCCCACTGCCGCTGAGGCATTGGCAGATATTCCTTCTGCGGCTGAGCTTGTTGCATTGCAGCAAAAATTAAAGACGCAGTTTGAAGGGCCAAAAGCATCTTTTGCTATACGAGAAGCTGAACAACAGGCTGCCCGTGAGCGTGCTGTCACTGATATTGCAGGAACTCCAGAGCAACGCGAAGCTCTAATAGCTCGTCGTGATCGAGAGACTGCACGGATGCGTGAAGAAGCTCTTAATCAGACAGATACGGCTGGCGATATTATTGGTAAGTTAGAAAGAGATATTTCTGACAGATTCAATAGTATTGCGGCAGCGGAGCAAACTTCTGGTCTGGTTGGGCAGGCGGCTAGGCAACAGGCTGCTGTCGCTGCTCAAGGAAAACCTGGATTTTTGACTGCTGGTGATATTGCTGCCGAAGCTCGTCAAGGTTCTGTTGCCTACAAGGATGTAGCGGCACAGAAACGGGCAGAAGCAAAAATGAAGATGCTTCAAAAAGACAGCCTTGAGCAAAACGGTTTTTATCCGTTACGGGCACAGGAATTGATCGATCAAATGGAATCCGCTGCTCGTGGCTCTAATAATGATGTTGTAAAGCAGATTCTTCGAGACACTGCTGATAAGATTCGTTCTAAGGCAGATGCTAACGGAATCGTTAGTAGCCGTGACATGTACGAGAATGTCCGAAAGGAACTGAATCGTGATATTGTGGCAGCATTGGCAAAAGTTGGAAAAGCACCGCTACAGGGTGGACTAGAGAAACAAGAAGCTGCGGTGGCAGGAAACATCAAGAAGTTTATTGATGCTGCTTTTGACAAGTCTTCTGATGGTCTGTGGAGCAAGTACTTGAACACCTACGCTAACTACAGCCGTAAGGTTGATCGTATGCGTGTTGGGCAAGAACTGGCAGATAGTTTGAAGACGAGACTAGATGCTGAAGCAGCAGGTGCTTTTGCTGATGCTGTTAATAACGCCACTAGAACCATCAAGCGTGCCGGTACTGACATTCCTCGATATGAGCGTCTTAATCAGTTGATGACTCCTACCGAGATGTCAACCATTAATTCTGTTCGTGCAGACCTTCTTCGGAAGGCCCGTGCAGCAGAGCGGGGTCAAGGCGCGGGAGCGGCTCCAGAGGTTCAGCCAGAGGCTCGTGCCCCTCAGTTCCTCTCTTCAACCATTACGCTTTTTAACAATGCGTTAGATGCTCTTCAGAGAGGCAACAAAGGAGAGTTTAATCGTAAGATGACTCAGCTTATGCTTGATCCTCCTGCTATGGCAGAGTTTATGACTAAGAACATCCCGCCTAGCAAGATGACTGAGTTTGTCAAGAGCATGGTTTCTGGTATGGATGATCGTACTCGTCAAGCCTTTACCAGTGCATTCCTTGTACCGAGCATGGCGCAAACACTAGGAGGACGCTGATGTTTGAAATGCTAGGAGGCGGTCTTCTAGGTAGTATCTTCGGTGGCCTGTTCCGGCTGGCCCCGGAGGTGCTGAAGTGGCTTGACCGCAAAGACGAACGAAGCCACGAACTGAAGATGTTCTCTCTTCAGACTGACCTAGAGAAGATGCGGGGTGAGTACCGCATGGAAGAA